TACCCATACCCGTCTTCCATGCTGGCGAACCGCCAGAACTCAAACCCCGTCCTGTCCACCCGGAAGAACGATCCAACTGGCGGTTCATCGGGACGGTTTCGATATGGCCTATAGAATCTCGTGATGGTGTCGCCATGGTCAGTGATGTCAGTCCAGGTACAGAGATCACCCTCACGGTCTCCCAGTAGTGATACGTAGCCATAATCGCCGTTGCCTTCATGCATCCGTAGATACAGCTCACCCGTCCTGTCCACCCGGAAGAACGCCCCAACTGGCGGTTCGTCGGGACGTACTGGCGGCTTCGCCTTCTTAGGTTTGCGGACGAACCAAGTGCGGCATTCGGGTGCCTCTGTGAAGTCGATACCGCCGACACATATTCCGATTTTTGACGGACTCGTTTTGCCACTGATTTGAAACATTGAGAAGGCGTCAACCATTCTCACTTCATCCCCGACCTTTAATGTGGCCGGGTCTACCTTCATCCACTTACTCACTTGGTGCCTCCCAGCACAATTCGTCGGTGAACCCGGTATCTGGGTCAGGTGTCCACGGTGCCGAGCCACTGGCACGCGGGTTGCGGGCGATGAAGTCGTCCACGTCCTTGTATGCGATGCCGCATACCGCGCAGCGTGCTGGCAGCCACATGGCTACCTGAAGCCGTCCGAGTGATTCCGCCGTCTCGGTGTCCATCACTTGTTCCCCTCAATCTCTTGCCCTAGTTGCACCAGTTCGGTGAACGCGGCCTGTTCGTTGATGCAGATGTCGCACACGGCACCGCCGCAGATCACGCAGCCGCTGCGAGTGACGGCGATGTTGCCGCAGGCAGCGCACCAGTTCGGTTCCCATTCGTCACTCATGCCGCGCTCCCATACTTCGCGACGAGACGTTCACGTTCCTCGTGGTGGCGTTCGTTGAGCCTGATCTCTGCCGTCTTCTCCCGCATGATGATTCGGTTAAACCACCGTTGGTCAATCTTCAGGTCGTGGTGCTTCACTTCTCCCCCTCACCTAGTGCTGAGTGGATAGCGGTAACAGTTGGGCAGGGATACGCGGTGGACTCCCAGTCGTGTGAACCTGCCGAGATGCAAGCACCACATACCCAGTCGCCGTAGCCAGTCGCCTCCGGCTCGTGCAGTTCCAGCACCGCTTCCACGGCGGCGACCAGGGCAGGAACGTCGAGCATGAGTAGGTCGCGGGCTGTGTCAATGGTGAACGGGCTCGGTTCGTACTCGTTCAAATTGGTTCCCGTGTAAGCCGCCCGCGCTTTGATTGCGTCTAGTTCGGTCATCGCTCCACCTCCGGCGCTTGACGACTCGATGGGTGTCCGCTTACGACGCTCATTGCGTATGCCGCTGCGGCCTCGCTCGTGGCTCCCAGGCCGATCTGGTGATTCCAGATAGCCGACCACTCTCGACACTTGGCTTGCTCCGTGTTCGGGTCAAACGGTGCAGGTGGTTCGACAACACTCTCGCGACGCTTCGCCCGTTCCTTGTTCACCCTCACGAGGATCTCCGCGGGCATGACTGATTGCGTCGAGGATCGGTAGTGGTAAACAACTGCATCTCGCGCTTCCGCAAACGAACAATCGCCCACGAGGTGATGCCAGGTAGTCACATCGAGATCATCAAACATCCGGCGTTTGTCGGCGGACGAGATGATCGCGAGAAGTGCGCCTACTTCTTCACGGTTCACGATCCGATTTCCTTCCGTGGTTGGAGGTTGTGATCCAACCTTAGATCACCGAGCAGCGGTTTGAGGCGCTGACGCGCGGTTGTGACGAATCCGTGTGATCGCTGCGGCAGCGATGGGTCGTTCCAGCCATCGGCATTGAGCCATGTCGAGGGATGTCGAGTGAACTGATCCTCGCGGTTGGGATCTGCCGCGTAGGCATGAGCGCCGTCGATGATCGAGCCGGGATCGCAGCGACGAACGGCTTTCTCCCACGCCTTGCGCGCCTGCGGCTTACCGACCTTCCGCGGATACGCCTGCCAGAACTGGTCAAACAGCGCGATCTGGTCAATAGTCTTTTGTTCATTGAGTATTAGTTCATTGAGTATTAGTTCGTCACAAGTTTCTTGCGGGGGGGGCGAAAGATTTTCGTAGGGGGGTTCGCCGGTTTTCTTGCGGGGGGTGGCAAGAGTTTTGGGAGTGCCGCGAACGGTGTAATGGTTGCTCGTTTGAGCACCTCCTTCCACATGACGCACCTTCCACTCGATGAACCCAGCGAGTCGTAATGCCTCTAAGTGCTTGCGGGTCGTCGGAGCGGATAACCCGACCCGCTCACCGATCTTGCTGACGGACGGCCATGCCTCCCCAGTCCGGTGATCCGCAAACGATCTGAGAGCCGCATACACGGCTATTGGACCCATTCCAAGCCCTAGTACGCCTTCTGGAATGACGATGTAGAAGTCTGACTGCGGTACGTCCATTTGGTACACTGCCTCCGCTGCTCTAGTTGTACGGCAGAAGCCCTGACTCACGAGGTCGGGGCTTCTGTGTTTTGTGAGAGTAATACAAGAACCACCCCAGGTGAGTCGGATCGCGGGCAACAGGTAAACCAACCACGGAAGAACCTGCGCCTACCGACTACGAACCAGGGGTGGCAGACCAATGCTACCCCGACTCGTCGATGGTTTCAGCAGTAGACACGAGAGCGATGACATCCTGAACGTGCGCCTCGGTGAGTCGTTGCAGCGGCTCGATACCCGACGCTTGCCAGTCCTCCTGCAACCTGTCTCGCTGGTGCTGAGTGAGGCCCACAATGCGCTCTTGGATCTGGTCTCGCGTCGCTTGATCGGATACCGGCATTGCCGGACCTCGTTTGGCTTTCGCCATTTCCTCTCGACTCGGACGCTTGCCCTTCGCCGCGTAGTTGAGATTCGCCAGTGCGCGACCGATCGCGGAGGTTTCGCCGTTCTCAACCGCGTTTGTCGAGTTCACTCCTTTCGCCGTGGCGACCTCGTGCGCGATCCCAGTAGCCGCTGGTAGACGATCGTCGCGGTCAGTCCACGCCTCCGCTCGGAAAATCCACCAGTCGTCTCCGTGATCGACAAGTTCGGTGAGGATGCGTCCGTTGGGGTGATCCGCCCAGAACGCGCGCAGCCGATCTTCTACCGGCTCATAGTCGTCGAGATTAAACCGCGCCATGACTCACCCCTCCGTTGCGATCGTCACGGTGACACGGCCCGGTACGGCTTCGACCCCTGGGATGCGGAGTCCAGTGTCTACGTCGCGTGGTTCTCCGTCGAGGACACCGGAGATGGCGTTTAGCGACGATTTGGGGACGGTTTGCCGCGTCTCCACGATGTCGGGGTGATTCTCTATCGCCCACTCAGTCAGTGCCTTAGCATCGCTTATTTCGACTCCGGCCTTTCGTTCGGTCGAGCGCAACTTGCCATGTGGCAGCGAGATCGTCTTGCGGTTGTCCTCCTGCCGCTGCACTATCGCGTAGTCGGTGAGGATTCCCTCGAAGTACGCGGCATCATTTGTGAGCGGATGCTGCACATCCTCTAACCACTCTTTGACCCGTTGGATCTCAGCATCGGCTAACTCCTGATTTGCCTGCTGGCGGTGGCGAATACGCGCTAACTTTCGCAGCGCCCACTCCGCTTTCGCATCGTTGTCTACGCGGAACGCCTCGTCGGTGGGTCCGCCGTAGGCGAGTTCGACGCCCGTTTGGTGCTCCCATAGTTCACTGGTCATGACTGGCACTTCCTTCCGAAGAACTCATTAAACTGGGCTTTTGAGATGTTGCCGTCCGTGTCACCGGAAGCAAACGCTTCCCATGCACGAGTCGGGGTGGAGCGCCAGAACCGACACAACGCCGCGCGATCGCTGACATCCATTTCCGACCAGTTCTGCTCCATGACGCTGGCTGCGATGTCCGCATCCGATGGGAGTGTCTCCGAGGGAGTAGGACTCGGCGGCTGTGTGATGACAACGGTGGGCTGTGGCGACGTGACCTGCGCCGGAATCGCGCATCCGGCAAACAGCATCACCCCCGCTCCCAAACATCCTGCAATGGCTAGACGTTTCATCGTGCTCACTTCCCTTCTGCGCCGACGCTGCCGCCGACGTTGTACGAATGGTTGGGTCCAGGGACCAGCGATGCCGACGTTTCTGGCAGCGGTGAAATGGTTTGGATCGTATTGTCTGCGCGCTGCGGTTGAGCGGAACACGCGGATACTGCAAGCACTGAGACGACGCCCAGCGCGATAACTACTGATTTCATGATCTTTTCCTTTCGTGGTTGGTTATGCGAAGAACGCGCGAGCGTCGTTCCGACTGGTCGTTTTGACGACGCGGAAGCCGAGTAGATGGGCGCTAGGGTTCCAACTGTCAAAGGACGAATCCAGCGCAGCCGCGCCACCAAACTGGGTAGCCGTTTTGCTGTTTGTATTAAACACCGCAACCAGCCGCCCGTCTGCACTGTAGGCCGCAACGTAGTGGTTGATCGCCTTAGCAGTGAATCCTGGGGTATTCGCGATGGTGTGGTAAACGCTCATGATGCTGTCCTCCGTGGTTGGTTTTCCTTGTAGAATCATTATTACATACTGAGGGCCAGAGTGTCTAGGGGGTTACCCAGATGGGTCAATCAGAGCTCCGCCGATGCGGTCCACGACTCGCCAAACCATGAGTTACCTGTACCTGTTGCGGAGCGGTAACTTTGGAACCACTCGACCGCGACGTTGGTCTGGTTAGTCCCGGTTCCGAAGTTGCCCGCTGCCGTGTTTGTCTGCACAACTGTCGGGATCGCTCGTTTCGTCACCTTGAAGCCAACGCGGACATATTCCCCAACTCCGCTCGATGCGTAGCCCTGGTACCAGAGCGATCCTGTCTCGTAGTAGCGCTGGCAGAGCGCGAGCTCTTGCTGCGGGTTGCGCGCGACGTAGGTGGGGGCGGTAGATCCGATGACGCACTGCGGCTCCCAGAGGTCCACGGTGCCGGTTCCGGTTGCTGATGCGCGGTTGATGCGGACTTCGAGGTAGGAGTCCTCGTTGCTGCCGATCGTCTTGCCGGAGATCGAAGGACAAGAGATCGTGACTGTGTGGCGGGTGCTGGTGGAGGTCGTCACGGTGATCGTGGTGGCGCCGACGGTGGTGACGTCCGAGCTGGGCGAGCCGCCTGTGCCGAAGCACTGGGTGAGTGACACTGTGATGCCGGAGGTTCCGGAGGAGACTGCGGCGTTGAAGGCGACGGTGACGGACTTGCCTGCGCCGTTGCGGACGTCCTCGATGCGCTGGTGGACGTAGGAGGTAGAACTGCCCGCGACGCTACGGTTCCACGCCATCTTGTACTTAGGCGCACCAGCAAACGATCCTGCGGTAATCGCAGTCCGGGTCAGAACATTCGTCGCGCCTGTACCGCTGGTGCATTTCCAGCGGTCGGAGATCCAGCCTGTCGAAGCACCTGTGACGGTAGCCGGTGATGCCGCACGCTGATCGACCTCAAACTGCGAGTTGATGAGCCAGTTGTTCACGCCTGTCGAGTCACGGACAGTGTTGAGAGCCGTCTCCGTCGCGGTTGCCAGCGCACCGATGTCGGCAGGCACATTGGGAGCGTCCGCCAGCGCGGGACTCGGAAGCGCGTAGATCGTTGTGTACGTTGTCATCGGAGACTCCTAGTAGGTCGTTCGCTTCTTGCGTGTTCCTGCACCGTCAGTCGATCCAGTTCCCGTTCCATAAATGCCGCCACCCTGCGCGTAGTTCACGCCCTTCATCTTGCCGATGACAAAGCGCGAACGTCCTTGCACAATCAGCACGACAACATCATCGACGACCGGAGTGTAGGTACTCAGATACGGCGCGCGGATGGTCGTCCCGCGCCACGACAGCGTGCATTCGGTGTTGCCATCCGCAGCGGTAGCGCTCGTGGACGACACGGTGGCTGGCTCAAACCGGCACGTCGCCACCTCAGAATCGCCTTCGCCGTTAAGCGCCGAGACGAACTCCGCCAATGCGTCCACTATTCCGGCTCCGTACTTCTGGTCGTGATCGACTGAGTGCCGTTCACATCCAACGGTACAGTGAAACCGTCCACAAGATGCGTCTCCGCGGTCCCATCGCTAAACGTCACTGCGATCGAATCGCCTGCCTCCAGCGCCGGATTTACCACTGCTTCCAGCGCCAGCGTCGCACCCCGACCACGCTGCGCTTCGAGGAATCCCTCACCAGCGGTCTGCGCCTGATCCTCGTCCGCGATTTCAGGGGCCGAATAGAAATAAGGAACCCGACCGAAGTTACCGCCGACATAGGTCGGAGACAGAGGGTCAGTATCTTCGACGACTACCGGGTCGAACGGCGGGAAGCCATCCACGTCTGCGGCAGTCACGATGATGACTGAATACGCCTTCAGGCGCGAGCGCTCTTTTGACGCGGCGACCAGTACGCCACCCTCGCCCACGTTCACTGTCCACACGGTGCTCGATGTCAGTGAGGGGAGATCTCGAACTACGAGATCGCCGTCCACATCGAAGTACGCCTCGCACGCCGCCGTTTTGCAGAGATCCGAAATCGCCTTTGCCCGGTCACGGTCAAACAGGCTATCGGTGCAGTCCACAACCGATGTTGCATCGACAGTCGAGGACGGTGGGCTGCTGAACGCGCCCAGCGCCAAGCGGGAGATCTCCGATACTGCGCTCCCGCTCGTCGTCTCGGGAGTCTCGAACTGAGCCCGCTGCACCGTTGCGAACCGATCGGCACACGTCAGACTGAGAGATCCGCTCGGGCCGTAAGCCAACTTGCGGGTGTCCACCCCGAACACGCCCAGCGGGACTCGCTCCGATGTCCCGTCCGAATAGACGACACCGCGGTACACGCGCAGTTCGATCGCGTAGTCGTTGAGAACGCTCCACATATCAGCGGTCGTTGTGAGATCCAGAGTCCGACGAACGCTCACCTTGGAGCCATCGACCGTGACTTTCCCACCGATGACGGGGATGGCCTGCAAGAAGGTTGTGCCCTGCCATGCAGTGCAGTAAATGTCCGCGACGCCGCCTGAGCGGATCGCCCGTAGGAAACGCGCCGATACCGGGTACATCGTTACGCCCCGAGCAAGAGCGCCGTGTACGAGGCCCGAGAGGCCAGCACTGCCGAGTACGACGCGGCTTCAGTGAGGACATCGGCATACGTCCGGGTCGGAAGGAGATCCCCTTCGGGACGCGACACGACGAGATACGGAATCGTGATGAGACGGTTAGGTCGCGCGCCGACCTGCGGGACAACGCGGGTTTCCTCAGAGTCACCCGCTGCGATCCACTCGTAGGTGACGCCCCAGAGCAAACTCGGTGGAATGTTGAGAAGTAAAGGTGTCCCGCTATCGAGGATCGCTGAGATCGCCGTTGCTTCTGCCAGTGTCGAAGTACCAACTCGCATCGTGGAGTCCACACTCGACCGCGCGTCCGCCACCACGACAGGATCGGCCCTGCCAATGACCCGCTGGGTCGCTTGGGTGATCTGCCGCTTCCGCGATCCGAGATCCCGCAGACCTGTTAGTTCCACCGACAGATCCGTGTCCCCAGGATGAATCAGCCAGGGACTTGTCTCGCTGAGCGTCGTCGAGGCTGACGTGGCCGTGGCGATCGACGTGGAGCCATCGAACACGACGACTTGGTACGTCACGGCAGTGCCGTATGGGCACTCGTAGTCGTAGCCGACCCACGTCACGTCGTCAATATCGGGAGTCGTCTCAGCGCTGCGCACCGCGGTCTGCACGCCGTCGAGGATGCGGTAGATCTCCAGCGTGTACGCCGTGTACCCGGTCGTGTCCAGTGTCAGCAGCACTCGCGGGGGATTCGACGCGAGATCCGTTGTTGGGGTGATCGAGAGCGCCATTATGAGTACGCCATCCGGTTCACAATCTGACCCACTTTGCCATTGACCTCGACCCCAACGAGTTCGTTGATCTCTTGGTTGCCAATGTAGATCTTAAACGAGTTTGCCGACGCCCCCTGACGTGCTTGGACGCCGCTAGTAGTGGCCCGGTCGTAGTACAAGCCCGTCGCCGTGTTCGCCAGGTTGCTCGATGCCACGTCGATAGCAGCGCCCTGCGCCGCGATTCGGCTGAACTGGCTTGCTGAGGACGCCGCGAGGGATGCCGCCAGCGGAGCCGCATCCAACCCACGACTAATGATCTGCTGCAACATCGACTGCGGGAGTCCACGATCAGCGAGGATCGACAGGTTGCGCTCGAAGTTGGTGATGGCCTTCAGTTGAGCAGCACCCCAACTCGCGAGCGACGATGCCGACTTGGCCTGAGTGAAGTCGCCCTTGGCTGAGGACTGCATGGCGTCGAATGTTGAGATCCGCATTTGCGCCGCAGCCTGCCGAGCCTGATCCGCCGCTGACGCGATTCCGTCTGCGTACTGCTGAGCCGCGTCCACGCCTGCGCGCCACGCATCGCCCTTGCCGGACGATGGGCCTTCGACCCATTTCGTTTTCCACTTCTTACCGACCTTGGTCCGCTTCTTGACCTTTGTCTTGTTCATCGCCTCTTGCCTCAGCGACAGATCGCGGTCACTCCACGACTTCGCGGTAGCAACCGCCGAAGCCTGCGCCGCCGACGAATACGCCGCCCCTGTGCTTTCGCCCTGCGCCCGAGCCGCCGCAACAGCCGCCGCACCGTTTCGCCGCAGACCGACGATCACACCCTCATTGAGCATCCGTCCGGTGTAGATCGTGACCGCAGATGGTGAGTGGACTTCTGCCGCGGCCTTGTACGCCTGCGCGACCTGAGATCCAGCGGATTGCGCCGCAGAGATCGCCGCTCCGAGGTTGGAGTTAATCCCCTCAACTGCGCCGTCACCGAGCGCTCGCCCAACTTCGACGCCAGCCGCTTTGACTTGGCCGACCGACTGTGCCGCTCCGGCAGCAACTTGCCCGCCGAGTCCAGTTCCCGACGCCTTGACAGCGCCCTTCTGGGAGTCCAAGCCCGCCTTTGTCTGCTGACCTGCCTTAACGCCTGCGTCCTTGCCCTTTGCCGCCACTTGCTCTACGCCTGCTGCTTCGAGCAACACCTTCAGTTTCTTCGGTGTCATGTTGAGCCGGTTGGCGAGGTCGCGGATCTTCCCAGCGGTCGTTGCTGCACCAGCCTCCGACACGAAGATCTGCTTCTGACTCGGGGTCATATTGGCCGTGGACGCAACGTCACGCAGTTTCGCCTTAGTGACCTCAGCGCCCTGTGCCGAAATGTTGATCGGCACCCAACCTGGCACACCGGCCATCGCCTGATTGAGTGCGTCAATCGCGGCCTTCCCCGCCGCAGTTTTCGGGATCGCCGCCGCCAGCGTGTTCGCTTGCGCAACGTAGGCGGCAGATGCTTGGGTCGCCGCGTCCGCCGATGACACCCCGGACTCTTCCAGCCGTTTCACTTCCGCCGTGTAACCATTCGCGATACCCGACGCGATCTGCAACGCCGCCGACTGATTCGCCAACCCGGCCTTTGAGTTATCGAACGCGCCCTTAGAGTCCTTCAACGACTGATTGAGAGACATCATGTCCTGCTTGAACTGAACCTCAGACTGCAAGCCCATGAGTGCCTTCATGCGGGAAATTTCCTGTGCCGCTTCCGATGCCGCCTGCGACGTTTCCTCTAGCGCCGAATTGTATTGAGTCAAACCAGATGTGAACGCCCCAACATCGCCGCCCTCCGACGCGATCTGCGACTTCAACTTCTCCAACGCCTGAGCGGCCTGTTCCGCCTTGCCCGACGACACCATTTGAGCCAAGCCGGCATCGATCTTGGAGAACCCTTCCTGAGCATGTTTCAGCGGCGAGTCCATGCCCACCATGCTCATCATCGTGTCCTGCGCCGACAGGGTGAAGTTCCGCAATCCCGACGATGCCCCGTTAGCGTCGTTACTCATTTGCGACAGTGACCGGGCCTGCCCACCCAGCACCGATAAGGCCACCCCTGATGACAACACTTGGGACAGTTGGTTGTATGAGTTGGAGAAGTCGTTGAGGTCGCCCGACCCGGCCGCCAAGTTAGATAGCGAGTCCACCATCTTGTTCGTATCCGCCGCCGCCGCACCCGACACGGAACCCAACTTGTTCGCCGCCTGACCAAGCGCCACCACGGCAGCGATAACCAGCGTCGCTTTCCCCAACAGTTTCAGGCCAGTCGCCAACCGGGACGATGCACCATTCGCCGCCGTCATCGGCGCGACCGTGGCCCCCGTCGAAACCGCCAAACCCTTCATCGCCCCATCGGCGGCAGTCGATCCAACAGCCAGCGCAATCAGTTTCGCAACCCCACCCTTCGCCGCCGTCCCCATCGCAATAGTTGACGCATACATGACCTTCGCCGCGTTCGCCGCCGCAACCAGTTTCGGGCCGAGGAACATAGACGCCGTTCCCAGCGCGATCACCGCGACGCCCGTAGTTTTGATCGGCCCCGGCAACTTCCCGAACACGCCCAGAACCGTAGTCGTCGTGGAAGCGAGCGTCGTCAAAGTGGGCAACAGTGCCGACCCCGCCGACATTTGCAAACCCTCCAACGCCATCGCCGACTCGCGGGTCGCCTGCTTGTATGCCTTGAACTTGGCTACCCCGTCCGCGTCCACAACGGCACCCAACTCGCGGGCCTTATTCATGAGGTTCTCGATGCCCGCTGAGCCTTGGTTGAGTGCGGGAATCATGGCCTTCCCGTTCCGGCCAAATAATTCCATCGCGAGTGCTGTCTTCGCAGGCCCGTTCTCCATCGCCGCGAACTTGTCGCTGAGGCCCGGAAGAATCTGATCGAGCGGCTTAATGTTGCCAGCCGCATCACGGAACTCGGTCCCGAGTTTCTCTGTCATGGCTGCCGCAGATGCTTGCGTCTGGTTCGCCTGACCCAGTTTCTTGTCAAATAATCCGAGCGACCGCTCCAACGTTGCCGTATCAACTCCGGCCAACTTGGCCGCTTGACCGTAAGCGGACGCGCCCTCGACGCTGCCACCCATAACGCGCTGGAGTTTGACAGCGCTCATCGCCGCATCGTTAAACGCCTTCACGGACAACGCAGCAAACGCCACTAGTGCCGTTCCTGCGACCATCGCGCCGGTACGGATCGCCGCCATGCCAGAGGCTTGCTTCGCCGCAGCGTTCTGAGCGGTAGTCGAGGACTGCTGAGCGACGGTCGCCGTCTTTCTAGCGGCCTGCTCGGCTTGGCGGAAGCCATTGACCCAACTCTTAGAGTCGGCAGTCAGGACCGCTCTTACTGTCATATCTGACATACCGCGCTCCTTACTTCCGTGACTTACGCTCGTTCGCCCTGATCTCCCACAACTTCGCCCATTCCAGCGCCTCCATCGAACTCATCGGACGGAAGGTGGCTGACCCGTAAAGCAACTCACCCACCGTCCTTCCGAGAGATTCGGCTAACTCGAAGAGGAACCGTCGTCGGTTGTCGAGGGCGAGTCTTTTCCCGCTTCGAGCGCCGACTCATCCGAGAGTCCCGAGAGCCGCTGACCCGCGTCTGCGAGGCGCATGACAGCCGATGCCGACTTCGCAGCGAGCGCATGAATGTCGGCGTCGGTGAAGATCCGCTCACCCGTCTTTGGGTCATACGATGTCGCAACAACGGTGGCCGCGTTAAACGACCGCTCAGCAATGCCGCCCTTCTCGCGGGCTTCCAATGCATCCGCAGCGATTTGCCCGATCGCTTCGCGCTCCGCCAGACTCATGCCCCGCACTTCGACAGTGACGCCCCATTCTGGAACCTCGACCTGCTCGGTGGGAATGTCTGATGCCTTCAGGATTTCGTCGCGTAGCGACATAGCGTGTCCTCTCGTGGTTAGAAGGTGGTGCGAGTCACCGCTCCGGTGATCTGCAACTCAGCCTTCCACTCGATGACGCCATCGACCTTCTGCGACACTTCGTAGGACGTGACAATCGACTCTGCCGTGTACTTGATGTTGGTCGAAGTCGAGCCCTGCGGGCCGTAGACGATCGAAGCAGTCGCGAGGGTTCCCGCCTTGTGCGCAGCAATCACGCCCGCCATGTGCGCGTCGAGGGTCGGGTCGAACACACCCGACAGCGACAACTTCTGGTCTCCGAGGCCGACGATGTAACTCTTGTCCGATGCACCGAACGTGGTCGTCTCGTCCGCACTAACCTCGCGAGGGAAGCCCACGTCATTGGTGTAGGTGCTGAGATCGACGAGAGTTCCCGCCGAGTTGTCCAGTTGGAAATATCCGGCCTTACCATGAACAAATGCCATGACAGTTTCTCCTTGTTAGCGTCGCGCGAATGCGACTGTGTAGACGACCGCGCCTGTGCCGGACGTAGTGGACGTTGCTCGTAGGTAGCGGCGGATGGTCGTGCCAGCGGCGACTTCGATGCGCTCCGCCGTGGTCACCGTGGTGGCGACCGTGGTGAAGGTCACGAGATCCACCCATGCCGAGTTATCGGTTGAGTGCTGAACCTTAATGACCGTTCCCGCGTTGTGCGCGTTTGCCGTCACATGGACTTGGCCGACCCCGCCGTTAGCGGTGGACGCCGCACCATCTTGGCTCGTCTCGTTCGTGGTCGTGGCTGTCGCGACGGACTTTGCCGCGGCTAAGACGATGCCGTGGTCTACACCGTCGTCCACTTGGAACTCAGCCTTCGTTTCCACAACCCCATCGACTTTGCCGTTGATCTCGTAGGAGGTCGCAACGGACTGCGCCATGAGCGCGACGCCCCCGAGAGCGAGAGCAACCGGGGAGGTCAGCAAAACTGGGTTTACGGCTTTCTTCATGAGAGCCGCGTAAGCAACGTCGCCACCGATCGTGGCGGTTGTGTCGAGAAGCCCCGAGGCTGACACCTTGCCGTCTCCCAGACCCACGATGTACGCCTTGTCAGTGGCTCCAAACGCGGTCGTCTCAGCGGCATCGACTTCCTGCGTCCACCCCACGTCGTTGTGGTAGGCCGACAGGTCGTACTTGTCCATGAGGACAACAGCGCCCTTACCGTGAACGAACGCCATTACGCATCACCCTTCGGCTTGCTCTTTGCGGCTGGCTTAACGGTTGCGATGACCCCAGTTTCGAGGAAGTCTGCGACGTTCGATGCGGGAATGAGTTCGGTGATCTCACCCGGTTCTAGCCGAATATCCGGTGGGAGGTTGATTCCGATAAGCACGCGGTACGGTACTCCGCTTGCCCCACTCTTGACTGCCATAGTGCCTCCCTGGCTCGACCCTGATCGTATCTGCCCACGCAAGTGTTTGCTTGCGCTCAGCGCATAACCGTTCCAGTGAGAGACAGCGCAAACTCCCACCGATCCTTCTCGTCACGTCCCAAACCGACGATCGAGCCGTTCGGCACGAGTCGCAGGGTGACGATCCCACTCAACGTTGTGTCATGAACATCGACAAGATTGCGGATGCTCGTGAGCATATCCCGCGCAGTCAGGTAGGAGGCAGAGCGCGACATCACCTGGATGCGCGGCTTGTCGATCACGGCTGTTCCCAGGAGGTAGGTCGCTAACTCGCCCTCGTACTCGTGCAGACTGACCGCGGTATCGGGCTGATCTGGCATCCACCCGATAAACAGGTTTGTCCCAGTCGTCAGCGATGTCCCCGCGTCGATCGCAGTCGCCACCGCCTCGATAAAAGTCGTCGCCATCACGAGCCTCGCAGGGTATTGCCAGCGCGTCTGAACGCATTCTCGATAACCGCGGGGGCCATCTGGTTAAACGGCGTCTCCAAGTATTTGATACCGCCCACTGAGTAGTTCGCGGGCTTTTCGTGGACGATCATGGCGTAGGCCGATGAGGCCCCGCCGAAGCCGATCTCCACCCCGCCGTCGATCTTATTGACGGTTCCAGATCCGCGCAACGCGCCAGTGTCTCGGGGAGTCACTTTGATCGACGCGCTGAGGATCTTCTGCCCACCGCGGTAGATCTCCTGATCGAACACGACCGGAGCCCGTTTTTGTCCCGCCTGCATCTTGCGGAACACGCCGTCCATACCGCTCACATTCCAGCCCATTACACGACCACCTTCGTGTGATCGACAGCCCCAGTCTCATCCGTGTGCTTCTCAACAGCCAGGATGACCGGAGTCGTCCCGTCCGGCAACGTGATCTGCGACTGCGTGGTGATCGAGGCGTCGCCATCGAGGTAGACGTACGCCTTGCTGGGCACTACTGCCCCGTCTGCCTTGCGAATCTGGGTAACCCTGGGTTCTACCCTGGCCGCGAGTTCCGTGGCCGTACCGTGGCTCGTTTCGCCGTAGAGGTTTGTCGTCGTCGCAGAAGCAACGGAGACGGTTTGCTGCAAGAGCCCGACGAGCGCCGCGTCCATTACGGTCCCGAATCGAGTTGAGGATCGAGCACTACCCCATCGAACATGCCGACCGTGAAGTCCGTGTTCTCACCCGGAGTGCGATCGGCAGATGAGAGCAGCGAATCGGAGTTTGCCCACGCCACTGGAGCGTCGCGACGTGTTGCCTGCGCTCCCAGACGATCGGCCAACATCCGGTAGTCGTTAGCCCGAGACGAGTAGTCGTACGAGAGTGAGAGATCCCCCACACTCTTGGACGCAACTGCCTGCCGCGCCATCGACGACGAGATGATCTCAGCACCAGCGCGTGCGGCTTGACGTGTGGTCGGCCACTCTGCCAGCAACCAGTTGATCGTCTCGTCGGTGAGAAGCACGTCGGTGCTGTCGGTGTCCGAGAGCAGCACCCGCACCGCGTCCACATCCGAGGCCGCTGGATCTCCACTGAACGTGTAACTCATGACGCCAGTATCCCAGAGTTGCGCGGCTTACCTAACTCGTTCACCGTCAGCCGCCCTTACTGACCTTGACAGGTTCCAGAGTGTCAGCCCAGACCGATCCGGTGATGTCCGGGACGCAGTGGGATGCGCGCGCCATGATCGCCTTACCAACGAGTCGCTGATTCCTGCCGAAGTAGTTACGCCGCATCTTGATATTGGATAGCGGCAGGCCATTGGTGACGAC